TTACTTGCCATTAAAATCTCCTAATTTAAGAAACTTTGTAGTTATAATTAATTCATAATTACTGCTTCATATGTATATGATAGCATATATAATTAATTTATACAATATATAATTTAACTAATTCAATAATCTATCAATATTGTGCTAAATTATATATTAGTTTATTTGTTTTCCATATTATTGTCTTGTGACTGAACTTTACTTCCATATCCAGAAGTTCCATCACTTTCACCACTTCTATCTTCAGCAGCAGCCATAATTTCTTTCAATTGTTCTGTAGTCATATCCTCAGCTACACGATAATTAATCTTAGCAACTTCAAGATATCTATTAACCACTTGTGGAACAAGAGGAAGAAATAATTTACCACGTTGGAAATATTTAGAGAATTCTTCTAGACTAACCTCTTGAACTTCTCCATGTTCCCATACAGGCATACTCTCTGAATTAACAACCCAATTATTAAGGCGTAATAATAATGGGAATATTTGTTTATTCCACATTTCATCAATAACACGACAATCAGATTTAACATAGTGATATTGAATATTAGTCTGACCTTCTAAGGAGTTATATGAAGCTGTACCTTGTTCAGCAGAGTTAATATTTAATGCACCAAGTGCCTTATGTATGGCTCTATTGCGTTGGTCAATTAGAGCTTCTAGATCAAAGACCTTTCCGCTTCCGTCGATCCCTTTGAATGTAATATTATATAATTTAGCACCAGTACCATTTTCATTATGGCAATCTGATGGCATAATCATAAAACTTTGATCTCCTGCATGGAGATTAGCCATTTGATTCTTCAGAGATTCAATTGTATAGTATGCATCTGAATTTTTTTCTTCTGCTGCATTTAATAGGTCTTGTGGTACTTCTAAAATAGGGATACCAGCCATATCTTTCTGGACACCCATAATCAAGAAATCATTAATCAATCCCTTTTCACGCCAAGCGTTATATGCAGCATCAAAAGCTGATGTACCATTGATAGGATTGTTTGGCATATTACTGTAAGATGCCACCATAACCTTTCTAGCATCAATAGCAACTTTACCTTCACCATTTAACTGAGTCTTAGCCATAAGTCCAGATGACTCTTCAAATGCTGATTTTAATTGATACCATTCAACAATATCATTTCCACCATTGATAGTTTTAAATGGCTTAACAGGATCAATAGTGAGTGGATTAATGTATACTAATTTATCTAGAACATGGTATCCTTCATATTGTCCTTCACCAGCACGAGTAACTAATTCAAATGGTGCATATAAATTATAAATCATTTCACTAGCAGCACCAGCTACAGACCTTGGTGTTTGTGCTGCCATTTGGGACATACAATATTTTAAATATTTAGCAACAGCCACTGCTTCTTCATTGTTAGGGTCATATTTCAACCTTCCATTTTGTTGAGATTCTTGAACCATTTTAGTTCGTGTGTCCCAACTACTAAAAACAGCATCATCACGCAACATTGATTGATATGTTCTATGACGTTGTGTTCTGGATAATTCCCAAGGTTTTAATATATCTACTATACGTTTGATAGCTTCAATGGCTATTGTGGCTTTTTGTGAGCCTGATTGACGTTGCTCAGTAGTTGTCTTTGGAGGGACACTACTTTTTGTAGGTTGTCTAGCCATACATTAATTCAATACCTCCTGTTAATATATAAGTTATATTAACATTTTTGCCATTTTTAGTCAATTTTACATATATTTATCTAATTGAATTTCTGTAACTATGCAGTTTCGTATCAGATTCAATTGTAGGTACTTTAAAAGGTTTTATAATTTTTGCTGTAGTTAAATATGAGTAGACAGATGCAGTAGCATCACATATATCATCTTTTTTGGAAGCAGAAGATCTTTCTCCATCAAAATTTTCTAATTCTTTATATATATATTCTAAAGTCTCATCACTAAAAGTTGACTCCACAATACTAATTAGCCCAGACTGTGCAGCGGCGGAGAATGGTTCAAATCTTTTCAATTTTGATTTGTTATTTGGAGTTGGGTCTTGTTTTACAACAAAACCTTCTTCAATAAACTTTTTTGACATCTCTCTAAATGCTGTTTTACCAGCAGCACCGGGGTCAACAGGTAAAATAATAGTGCAGTCTGTCCCATCTTTCATAGCTTGGTCTAGTATGTATTGATCTCTTTCTCCCGGTCTTTTCCAGAATCTACCCATGATAGAAGTATTTTTATCCTTTGTCTTTTCATCGTAATCACCTACTAAAATGAATTGGCCTTCTTTTGATTTTAACATCTTCATAGATGCTGTGGGGTCTGGATATCTATTTACATCAGAAGGTTCAGATGAAGCTAAATCCCATCCTCTAGCTTCAATACAACCAAGAGGTATTTTATCCATTTTGTGCAGCCAAGATCTTTCAAAGTAATTTGAACCTTCTGGTACAGCGTGCCAGCACCCATCTAATAACCTAGCCCTATTTACTTTTGTTTGTGCCTTAAGAGCACTTAAGTATTTTGGATTATTACGGATTAATGCTGGGTTATCATAGATAGTTCCACCAATGAAGCAAAAAGTTAAAGGAGGGATATATACATCTTCTCCAGTAGTTTTATTCACATCCCAACATAGTTCAGGATATTTTTCAGCCAGTTCCTCTTCAGTATCTGCAAAAACAGGAGAATCATCAACAATTAACATATAGCGGATACGGCCTAACTTTTCCTCATCAAAATATCCATCATCTGTAAGATACCAAGATACCCACTTATAAACCCAACTATTTCTATCCGGGTTTGTTGTAGCTAATAAAAATGAATCTCCTTCAGCAGCAGAACGTAAACGACCAATTAAATACAGAAAATGATCAATTTCTTCGAAGTGTGTTAATTCATCAAATCCAATAAAAGAATATTGTAGTCCTTGATGATTACCCTCACCATCTTTGGGATGCTCTAGATGGGTAAATTTTAAGTTACCACCACCACTTTTCGTAAAATAAATTTCCATGTCTCTATCACGAATACGAACACCAAGTGGTTTAAATAATTTTTTAGCCTCTGTAAATAAACCTCCAGCAGCAGAAAGAGGTTTTGTTGTTCTACGAAAAATTACTCCTTCAAAGTTTGGATCATTATAAGCCAAAGCACCAGCTTTAAGTAAAAGAAGTCTACTTTTTCCAGAGTTTCCAGTTATAAAAGTATTTCCATTCCTATTAACTAAAAATACCCCTGTTGATACATTAAAACAATATTTAAATCCATCCTGAGTTTTATAATAACTTATTTTATCTATTATAAATGTATCACCATCTTCATTGAAAAATTTGTAGTTTTCTGGATGACTGGAAATATCTTCCGCAGACATTATGAGCATAGTTTCACATATCTCATCATCTTTATCTTTATATAAAAGACAATGTTCTTCTGAAACAACCATATCTATACCATTACCACTAAGTCTGTATAAATCTTCACATGGTATTTTTATAATATCTTTTGGTTCTTCAAAGAAGAAAATATCTTCAATATCATCATATACTAATACTTTATCCCCAACATTGTATTCATACATATATTTCCACCCATCTTGTGAATAATACATTGTATGCATATCCACACACCCAGCCGATCCTCCATAGATCATAATATCAACTTTCATATTATAGGCGAGACTTTGTTTACCGGGTTGTGGTTTTAGTTCTTCAAATGCCAAAATTTATTTCTCCAAACACAAAAAGACCGCTATGCTTCGCATAGCAGCCTAAATTCCTAAGCTATAATACTATTATAGCAATAAAATTAATATATTACAAATACTACCTAGTTAATACAGATGTATTAGAAGGTTTAACACACTTTTTAAGCCATTCTATCATTATTAATATATCCTCCTGTGATAAAGCATCAATATCAATTTGTCCTATATCAGACACTTCAACTGTTGCATATAATTCTTCTCCAAACATATTGAATTCTAATACACCCTGATGTGTGCTATTATTAATAGGTAATACTGGTTTATTTATGATCATTATCACCACCATCCAAGTTCTTTTGCTCTGTTTAAAGCTTTAATTAGTTTTGGAATATCTTCTTTATAAATCAAAGTTGAACATCCTGCCGAGTCTTTAATTTCAACAGATACCCCATATTCTCTTATTTGTTCCTCTTTACCACCTTTATTAATCCAACAAATTTCTGTTACTTTTTGTTCACTACCGTCAATGTATATTTTAGCCATCACTTAACCTCCTGTAATCCTTCACAACGATTAATCAAGTCATCCTCATAGAATGTCTTATCACCAATTGTGATTGTCTTGCGTGGAGATGTGACTACTTTTGAAACATCAACTACTTCCCATATTGTGTGTGGAATGATATCAATTTGTTTATTCTTATGTTTATTAAAAAATAGTATATCCTCCTGTTCATATGTGATAGATTTATCTGATGCAAACAAAAAAGGTGCATCAATATGTTGTACACCATTATTAGACCAATAAATCCCTCGTGCAAAACACATTTCCTGAAATGCACGAGATTTTCTCTTCATCAACACTACCATCAGGTTTGCGTAAATCAATCTTTGTACCACGTAAATCAAACATAGATTTATCCTCCTTAAAATCTACTAGTGTGAGTTGTTTAAATTTTGGTATGGAAACACTACCAAAAATCATAAAATTACCATATTGGTTATCACACATTAAAAAGTTATGTGCACCGTGATCACATGTTTTACAAGAAAAAGGTTTAATCCCAAACTTCTTGCACACTTCCTTATACTTATCACGCAATTTACCAAAATCATTCACAATGTATGTATTATATAAATCTTCTTTACATTTGATCATATTACAAATCCTCTCCAGCCAGTTACTCATGTAATGATTCAATTTCAGCTTCATATCCATCAATGATAGAATCAATCAACCCCTCTGATTTTAATATTTCACAGAATTCATCTTCACCAATAAGATAATAAAATTCAGTGATAAAACTCCTTGCTACAGGGCTCCATTCATTTGGATTTAAATCAACCTGTAGAGTAGTTCCCTCATTTTTAATTGTAACTTCAGCCCAAGAAGTGTTATATCCACCACATTTTCTAATATCAATATTCATATATCCTCCAAAATAAAAAGCCCACATAAAACTTAATCTATGTGGGCTAGTATAGTATACTAAATTGTAGGTGTCAAGGTTTAATTTAA